CTGCACCAGCAGAAGAGCCTGCACCAGCAGAAGAGCCTGCACCAGCAGAAGAGCCAGCACCAGCAGAAGCAGAAGCAGAAGCAGAAGCAGAAGCAGAAGCAGAAGCAGAAGCAGAAGCAACGTACACTATCGACGATTGCAAGTCCTGGGCTATGAAGGCGCTAAACGCGAAGAAACGCCCGATCGTACAAGAAGCTTTTGAAAGCGTAGGCGCGTCCAGTTTCCCGACGTTGAAGGAAGAGATGTTTAACGATTTTGTTGCATACATTTCAAGCCGCCTATAATGGGACACGCAGAGAGAGATCACGCGATTTTATCGCCAAGTAGCGCAAAACGATGGATTCATTGTACTCCATCGGCGCTACTAGCAGAAGCCGCCGGAAGCAAGTCAAGCGTTTACGCAGAAGAGGGCACATTGGCCCACGAAATAGCCGAATACGCTTTGACACGGTATCTTAAGGGCACTTATGATCCGATCATGGTTGAAAGTTTGCCAGTCCAAGAGGAACACTTTAAGAACCCTTTGTTTAGTATCGACATGGCGAATTACATTCGCGACTATTGCGAATACGTTATTGGTGAAGCGTACGAAATGCATAGGGCGGACGGCTTAAGCAAAATGTACCTAGAGCGTAAAGTAGACATTACCGATTATGCACCGGACTCGTTCGGATCGGTAGACGTAACACTTGAATCATATCACACGATCCACATTATAGACTTGAAGTACGGTGCCGGCGTTAAGGTGTTTGCAGATCATAACGAACAAATGATGTTATACGCTTTGGGAGCTTTGAAGGCGGCAGCGTCGCAGAACATAACCAATATTCGAATGACGATCGCACAAGTCAGATTAGACCACTACGACACGTTTGAGATGTCAAAGGGTGAATTACTTGACTGGGCAGAAAAAGTCCTGAAACCAGCCGCAAAGATGGCAATACAGGGCAAAGGAAAGCAGGTTATCGGAAGTTGGTGCGGATTCTGTCCGGTTAAAGCCCAATGTAGGGCGCAGCGTGACGCCATACTTGCAGACTTCAACGAAAAGCCCGAGCCTCTTTTATTGTCTGACGATGAAATAGTAGACCTAATCGGTAAGATCGACACGTATAAGAGCTGGATCGAATCAGTAAATAAGTACGTCTACGATAGAGCGATACAGGGGCATAAATGGGAGGGATACAAGCTAGTAGCCGGACGGTCAAGCCGAGTTATCAAGGACGAGGCAAAGATACGCCAAGCACTCCTAAACGAGTTCCTAGAGGACGAGGTACTAAACATCAAGCTAAAAGGTATTGGCGATCTTGAAAAACTGTTGGGTAAAAAAGTGTTTAGCGCGAGATTTGGAGACGAGATCGAATCACGACCCGGCGCGCCGAAACTAGTACCGGAATCCGCTAAGGGTGTGGAGTATAGCCCGCTATGCGACTTTGACATCGAAGGCTAACAGAAGTTAAAAAACAATTAAAGAATGTATAAACGGTTTGAAGTTTAAAATAAAGCAATATCTTTGAACCGTGTTAGAAAAATAACAAATTAAAATCTTAAAAATTATGAGTAGAAAATTAATCTTAAAAAACGTACGTTTCTCTTATGTAAGAGTTTTCGAGGCAGAACAGTATCAAGGCGTAGGTGAATTTCATTACAGTGTAACTTTGTTGATCCCCAAAACCGATACAGCTTTGATTAAGCAAATCAATGATGCGGTTAAGGCGGAAGCACAGGATTATTTTGCAAAAGATCCTAAATTCAAGGGACAAGTACCCGCAAATTTTAAAAGCCCGTTACGGGATGGTGATGCGCCGGAGAAAGAAGGACAAGCCGGGTATGAAGGGTGTTACTACATCACAGCGAAGCGCAAAGAGGAACACGGGCAACCGATTGTAATCGACAAGGGTAAACGCCCGATCACAGTGAAGGAAGATATGTATTCCGGCTCTTGGGGGGTAGCTTCCATCTCATTGTACGGCTATAACATGAGTAGCGACATCCGCGGTATCACAGCCGGATTGAACGGAATACAGAAAGTAACCGATGATGATAGACTGGACGGCGGATCAAGCGTTAACGACTTCGACGATTTGAGCGATGAAAACGACGACCCGTTCGGAATGAACGATAAATTACCATATTAAATTATTTCAAGTATAAACAATTAAATTAATTATTAATCAATCTCGTTAAAACAAGTGTAAAATGATTCTCAAAAGCCGTGCCGAGTAGAAGCGGCGCGGCTTTTAACTTTAAAACCCCTAAAAAGACATGAAACCAATTTATATAGATTTTGAAACATTTTCCGGTGAGGATATTAAGAGCGGCGGCGCGTATAGATACACGCAATCCCCCGACTTTGAAATACTTCTTATCGGTTACGCGATCGAAGATGGAGACGTTAATATTATTGATATGACAGGCGTAGACGCTTACGATCAATTTACGGACTTCATCAGCCTGCTTCTCGATACGCAATACACGATCGTGGCACACAACGCACAATTTGAACGATTGTGTTTAATGGCATACGGTATCAACATTCCCGCGGAACGTTTCCTGTGTACCGCAACTATGGCGTTATATGCCGGATTTCCGGAGAGCCTGGGAAACCTTTCTAAAGCACTGGACTTGAAAGAGGGTAAAAAGGGCACAGGGCTAGCCCTTATAAAATTCTTTTGCCAATACCAGAAGCCGACCAAAGCGAACCCGGTAGAGTACCGGAACTTGTCAAAAAATTATCCGGAAAAGTGGGAGGAATTTATAGACTACCTTCGTTATGATGTCTTATCAGAACGTGAAGCCCTGGCACGCCTAGACTATTGCAAGTTCCCGCAGTCGGAAATAGACCTGTACAGGCTGGACCAGGACATAAACGACAACGGCATAGCCGTGGATATGGAGCTGGCAGAACGCGCGGACGTTCTCAACGAGGAATTTTGCGAAACTCTTAAGAACCATATTAAAACTAAGTATGGCATATCTTCTTTAAAGTCCACAATGCAACTTAAGGACTTTGTAATGATCCAAACCAGAAAGACTTTTGATTCATTCCGGAAAGAGGACATAGAGCAGATTATGCAGGAATGTGATAACGAGCGGGTAGACGAGGTACTGAACGCCCGGAAGATCATAAACAAGACTAGTAATGCCAAATATACAGCGATACGCAATTGTGTGTGCTTCGACGGACGCGTACACGGTTTGTACCGTTTTTATGGCGCAGGTCGTACTGGACGATGGGCCGGTAGACTAGTCCAAATGCAGAACCTACCACGTAACTATATACACGACCTGGACGGCGCACGCGATAATGTTAAGCACATGTGTTTGGCAGACTTCGAAACGTTTTGGGGAAATGTGCCTGACACGTTATCGCAGCTTATCAGAACAACGTTTGTGGCCCCCGCGGGCACTACGTTCCACGTTGCCGATTATTCGGCTATTGAAGCCCGCGTACTGGCGTGCCTGTGTCGTGAAGATTGGCGTATAGACGCTTTCCGCAACGGGAAAGATATATATGTAGTGTCCGCAAGTATGACGTTCAGTTTGCCCGAAGATCAATGCGGAAAAGGCACTCATTACCGCCAACAAGGGAAAGTAACCGAGCTCGCATTAGGGTATGCCGGTTGGGTGAATGCTATGGTTGCGATGGACTATGAGAAGGCCATAGACCCGGCATTATACAAGGACATCATATTGAGATGGCGCGCGGCTTCACCGCGAGTAGTTGAATTTTGGGAAGCCCTAGACAGCCGGGCTAAACTCTGTATTCGTAACAAGAAAGACGTGGAGGTTATCCGGTATGGCGTACACGTTTGTACATTTCAATGGTTTAAAGAAAACAATTCTCTAGCAATTTTATTACCTTCGGGCCGTCGTTTGTTTTACCCGTTTTGCCGGATAGCTACGAAAAGCGTGAACGGACAAGACAGGGAGGTTATAACATACAAGGGACAGACCAATGGAATCTGGGTGGACCTAGACACCTACGGCGGAAAGCTAACCGAAAATATCACGCAGGCAGTCAGCCGAGACCTATTGGCGTATGGCATGCAAGAGATTGTAAAACGTTACCCGGCTGTTAAAATCGTGGGACATATTCACGACGAAACGGTAAACGAGGTACCTTTAGATGATTTTGGCGAGCCAACTGTATCGCTTAAGGAGATTTGCGAAGCTATGGCAGTTACGCCAAAATGGGCGGACGCTTTCGGTATTCCGCTAAAGGCAGAAGGATTCACTAGTAATTATTATAAGAAAGATTAACATGGAAAAATACACCTTATCACTTGCAGGTTCTTCGGCGTCTCTGAAATGGAAGGCGGTGCGCCTCACATGGGACGATTTTGTAAAACGTCTTGGGACGCCCGTTATCACTAACGAGACTATGCGCGAGTACGATAAATTAGACAAGCCCGCCAAATCGTCTTTGAAGGACGTGGGCGGATTCATGGCTGGCGAGTTGTCTGGCGCGCAACGCCTTAAGAAGGCCGTTATGTCCCGATCTATGATTACATTAGACGTAGACTTCGGAGATGATTTATTCCCGTTCGATTTTGCAGATCGTTTTCCGGGCGTGGCAGCAGCTATTTATACTACTAGATCAGACCGCCCCGGATCACGCCGTTACCGTCTTATCATGCCTTTCAAAGAAGAGGTTACAGACGTTACTATGTACGAAGCCGCGGCGCGCAAAGTAGCCGAGTTGTTAGGTATCGATCTATTCGATAAAACAACATTTCAACCGGAACGAATGATGTATTGGCAATCTCTTTCCAAAGATCAAACCGGACTTTTCGAAGTGTTCGAAGGAGAGCCAATCAGCGCGGAGTATCTCGTAGGTTTGTACGGAGACGACGAAGAATGGCGCGACGTGCGCAAATGGGCATTCCATTCAGAAGTAGAACGTGATACCCGCGCCGTTATTAGTAAGGAGATGGCGAAAGACCCCCGCGATAAAGAGGGCCTGGTAGGCGCGTTTTGCCGTTCATACACCATCCCGGAAACCATAGAAAAATACTTGTCAGACGTTTACACAGAGGTAGACAACGGCCGATACACCTACGTTCTTGGATCGGGCGCTGCCGGGCTGGTAGTGTATGATGACGTACTTTGTTTTTCTCACCACTCAACCGACCCGATCGGAGACGGACACGCATACAACGCTTATGATTTGGTGCGTGTGCACAAGTTCGGGCACCTGGGTAAGGAAGACAGTACCCGCGAGATGAACAAGCTAATTTGCGCCGATAAAGAGTGCGTTAAGGATATGGTATCGCTTGACGACGATCTAGCCGACTTCGAAGAATACACGGACGAGGTTAAGAGCGACGCGCAGACCGCCGAGGAACTGGTTTGGGACTTGGATAGGAAGGGCGATAAATTGTGTACCGTTCGCAACTTCGTTAACGCCTTCAAGTGTGATCCACTATTAAATGATCTGCTAGCATACGACTTGTTCCTAGACACGATCGTGTACACCCGTACGCCGTTCTTCTCGAAAAACATCAAGAAGGGCGATACGCTAGACGATACCGCCGTAGCGATTATCCGCGGACGCATTGAGGATTTGCACGGTATTTATAACGACAGCAAATTAAACGACGCACTAGAAAAGGTTTGCAGCGAAAATGCTTTCCACCCTATCAAGAAGTACCTAGAGGCGCAAAAATGGGACGGCGTGAAACGGATAGATAATTTCTTAGTTGACTATATGGGCGCAGAGCCTAGCATATATGTTTCCGAGGCGTTCCGAAAAATGTTGGTTGCCGCCGTTACTAGAGTGTACGAGCCAGGCCGCAAATTTGATACGGCGCTTGTTATGTATTCTGGACAGGGCGCGGGAAAGTCCACGCTTATACAGTCCCTTTCAAAAGGTTGGTTCAACGACTCATTAACGGACGTGTCCGGGCAAAAAGCGTATGAAGCAATACAACATGCCTGGATCGTGGAGTTAGCCGAGTTGTCAGCCCTTCGCCGTTCGGACGTGGAAGCTACTAAGAACTTCATAAGCAAACGTGAAGATACGTACCGTAGTGCATACGCCCGCCGGGTAAAGACACACCGCAGACAATGCGTATTTTTCGGGTCTACAAACGACGATGAATTTTTGAAGGACAAGACCGGAAACCGCCGTTTCTTTCCGATCGAGGTACGTGCCAACCCGAACACGCACAAGTTGTTTGAAAAGTCTTTTGAGGCAGTGGTAGACCAACTTTGGGCGGAAGCAATGGAGATGTACATGTTAGGTGAAAGCCTTATCTTATCCGATGAAGCTGAAGCGATTGCAAACGCCGGGCGTGAAGAATTTACAGAAGAAAGTCCGATAGTAGGTATTATAGAAAACTACTTAGATAGGCTTTTCCCGGCTGACTATGAAGAGCGCACCGAACAACAACGAGCCGACTTCCTGTCAGGCGGTTTGGGCGAGATCGGCGACACGGTTAAAAACAAGTTCTGCCTGATGGAGCTTTGGGTAGATGCCTTGGGGCGCAAGAAAGAAGATTATACAAGCGCGAAAGGACGCGAACTGGCAACAGCTATGAGACAGTTGGGCGGATGGCGCAAAGGAAAGTTAAATAGAACTAAATTGTACGGCGCACAAGTAGTTTATATCCGTAAAGGTAGCGAGGAAAGCAAAAAATTACTATCTTTGTAACGCAATACTTTCTTTTCTAATTTTTAAGGTTAATACTTTTAGGGTGGTTTTTCAGTTAAAAAGTCTTTCGTAGTGATACGCGAGACTTTATTTTTGTTAATATACTAAAGTTTTTTGAGAAAAGTTTTGGTACTTCATAATTAATCCGTATCTTTGAAGTGTCAAAAGGAAATAAACCAATTAAAAATTAAAAGATATGAAAGCAACTATCGAATTAACAAGAAGAACCGCTCTAGAGGATGCAATAATCAGAAATGACAGTTTCGAAAAGTCACAGATGATCCAGGAAAAACAAAGAGCACTTGAAAACGCTAAAGAAAACGCCGAATATTACAGGTCCATAGGGCAAAATGAATTTGCAGATAATGAAGCTAGCAGGGCGCGTTTATTGGAGAGACAGATCAAAGCATTAAAAAATTAATAACCCGGCGGGGTAACACCCGCCACAATACTAAAAAGATATGTTAGAACTGATAAAAGGATTTGGAGAATTTAATAACTGGAGAGGTTGCATAGGCATTTATTTCACACAGAAAGACCTAAGACCACTAAAGAAATTAGGCATAACAACCGAGACTAGCCTAAAGGATGCATATACTATTTTATCTAAAATATAAGATTATGAAACAGGATATAGGAGAACTAAGCGAGGCGGATTTAAAAGCCCGCACCCGCTTTTGGAACAAGCGAGGGTTTTTCGGAGAACCCGCTAGGAAACAACTCGAACGGGATTCAATGAAAATGCAGAAACTAGTTAAGGCGTTGAAAACCTTTTCTTCCTTTGAAGAAGTTATGGAAATACGCGATACAAAATGGCCGGGTAAATACTTCACCAATGATATGTACACAGTTCGGAGAGCTAGCGAATCAGATTTTAATCACGCAATATCAACCTTTAAAATATTTTAGTTATGAAACAGTTTATAGTTTACACGTTTTGGGCAATCCTATTCGTATTATTCATTTTGTTGTGCTGCGAGCCAACAACTAATATTTAAAAGTATGGTACAGATACTAAGAGCGGTGATTATAACGACGGACGGCGTTATAGTACAGGACTATGCAGAAGTCCAAGATAGTTTAGGTATGTATGTCGTAACGGACATAGAAGCGGAACGGCGGTATATCGCCGAGTGTCAGACCCTAGCGGGATTTACGGTTAAGCGGGTTAATCTAACTTATATAACGGAGGAATGATGTATTTAATAATTATTTTAGCGGCAGTACTTATTGCGATCGCCGCGTATTATCCAATTAAATCTATAAAATTTTATTGTATGGAAAGTTTTGAACAAGGCTTGAAGGCCAAAATTACACAGGACTTAAGAGAAGGGAGAGTTTCTCCTAACCTTATTTTGCTGACACTTGGCGCGGGTGGTTTGCGTCTCACGCGTAACCAACTGGATGTTATTTTCGAGTGGATGGTAGTGAACCCGGACGAGTGGAGAGTGCACACGTACGCAGACGAAAAGATAGTAGTGGTGTTTGTGCACTCTCCATTCCACCCGGAAGAGTGGGACAATTATGAGGACTACAAACACGTTATGCGCCTAATGTTTGACGATTATGGAACAGAGGATTTTCTCACGTCCCGTACCACCGTGGAAGAATCTGACCGGATTAGGAAAAATCTAGCCGCTATTGGCAACCCTATAAAATTGTATGACTATGTTACGTTTGACCTCAACGGGGTACGTACGCTAGGAATGGTAACAAGCGGTGGTATATTTAACGGGATACATACCGTTAAAATATTATCCGGGGGATCACGCGGGCAGCATTGTACAGCCGGAAATGTACATAAGATAGAACCGGACGAAGCGATAAAGGAACTAGCCCGGCAAAAGGAAGAATGGAAGAACAAGAAGCGCGAGGAAGCCATAGCGAAACGACACGAAGAGTTTCGTAGCAGATACGGCAACATTGTACGCGGATCATATTTGAAGAAGGGGGACGCGTTATATATAATCGAATCGGTAGACGTGGACGAGGCAAAAGCTACGGCGGTTAGGCTATTAGATTTGGGTCTGCATTTCCCCGCCGGAGAGAAGTGCGTATTATATCTAGTTAACAATTTTACATTAGTAACGGCTGAAGAAGCGGCAGAAATTTTATTAAAAGAATACAGCAATGAGTAACAAGAAAAAATTAAAGTCTCGTGACGGCGCAACCCGGATCACACCGGATAAGAGTGTAGGGTATTTTTGCGGTATGTATAAGCTGCAAACGTATGACAAGAAGGCCGACCAATGGAGCGATATAGAAGGGTGCGCCCTTCTGACATGGACGGAAGCAACCACAGCCCGAAAAAATTACGTAGCACTACGGAAAGCGTGCAAAGTGACAAACGGCGCTAGCCTACATATTAACATACCAACGGATGAAGTCCACGGAAACTAGTGAAAAGGTATTCGAGCGTACTATGTCTAAGTACGTCGAGAGTAAAGGAGGGATGGCGGTTAAACTGCTGTCCCAATTTATAAACGGTCTGCCGGATCGGATGTACCTGTTACCAGGTGGGACGGTTATCTTTGTTGAGTTCAAATCTACGGGCTGCAAACCTAGACCGATACAGCGTGTTATACTCGATCGGATCGCCGCGCTTGACTTCAATGTACGTGTAGTGTCGAACCCGGAAGAATACAATGATTTGAAGGAATTAATAGACTTTTATGTTAACGGGCGTTAACTAAGCGCGTTTAATGCAAATCAAAGTTAAGAGTTTACCCTATATTTTGGTAGTATGAAAAGAACCCGTATCTTTGAAATGTCAAAAGGAAATAAACCAATTAAAAATTAAAGATATGAAAAAGTATTATGTAAACGGAAAAGAGATAACCGAACAAGAGGCTAACGAAATCAAAAAAGAAAATGCAAGATTGCAAAAGAGTTCAGACCTTAACGATTGGTTAGGTATTCAATGGATAACAGAGATAAATAAATAAATAAATAAATAAATAAATAAATAAATAAACCTGGGCGGGTAGCACCGCCCACAACACCCAAAAGATATGAAAGAAAAAATTTTAATTATTGGCAGACCCGGAACGGGTAAAACAGATTTAGCAAACGTATTAGCCGAGTTAATGAATTATGATTTAGTGGACGAAGTTCCTTCTGCGCAGTGGTTATTCGTAAATGCCGAACCGAGAAAGGTATACGTGTCAAACAGTATAACGAAGGCAGAAGCCACAGTGTATCTAAGGAATTTCACAGTAATCGCAGTATCAAACTTATAAAAATTAGAATCATGAAAAAGTTAATCAGTATTTTAGCAGTAGTTTTATTATCAGTTAGCGCAATGGCGCAAGTATCAACCGCAAGCGGGAGCCTAAAGACGCTTAAGTCTTTCCGCCTGGGAACTTGTAAGATTGTGGAAGTCACGAAGGGCGACGCGGTAACCTATCAGATCACCGGACAGCTAGCCGGGACTAGTTCCCTAGAAATGGACATCGATCTAGGCGACGCGGACGCAGCGGTTAAGACGCTCTTAAGCCTGGCCGAGTACAAGCCATCCAGCAGCAACGAGATAGTATACCTTAACAACCCGGCGGGACATACCGCACGTTTCCCAAAGATGGCGGGTGTGTGGCAGATATTCAGCCCGGGCAATCAGTTCACCGTTAACATCTCACGTAACGAACTTAAGAAGATGGCAGAAGCAATAACCAATAATAAATAAACGATCATGGAAATATATAGAAAATCAAATCACGATCTACTGCGTGTAGAAAAGCTACAAAACGGTAGACTATTGAGTAGGAGCAACGGCGAAACGAAGAGTTTCGAGAATTACAAGCAGTTCGCAGTACACCTGTACAACAAAGGTTTCCACATTGCAATGACTGACAGAAGCAGACAGTTTGCGCACAACTTCATAGAAGCCGGAGAAATGGAAGAACTTAAAAACCTTCTTCCCAATAATGAACTAGCGTTTAGAAAGGACGGCGATATATACACGTGTTGGTTCTTGGGATTCAAACCTGACGGGATGGTAGAGGTTAAGGCAAATACGGATTTCTCGTACACCAACGAACTAGGATATAAAGCCGTAACGGTTAGGATTGACGAACTGATTATAATTAAGGGAGATATTTAATTATGGTAGACTTCAACGAGAAACTAAAGATAGACCGCATCAATCTTTTTTGCGATGTGGTTACGAAGATGGCGCACGGAACGCCCGCAGAAGGCTACGCGATTGGAGAAGCTATTTATCAATTACCCGAGAACCTGCAACAGTATTTAATATCAGAAGTACCGGACAGCATACTACGCAGGGAGTACAGCCGCCGGGAACTGCACAAGGGTGACAATGTAGTGTTCGAAGGGGGAAGTCGAGATAGCCGAGGTTTACAAGGACGAGGTGTTTAACGCCAATAAGGCGGAAGCCCTGAAGGACTTGTTAGGGATCAAATCAAAGTTCCCTGATATACTGGACGTGATCGAAGAGGTACTGAAGTGCTTTCCGGAACGGTATACGCTAGACGATATTTTCGATATGTTATATAAAAAGGATTTAGGGTTATGAAAACAATAAGAGTAGGCAGGCGTACATACGCCGCGGTGGAAGTAGACGAGAACGTAGCGTGCAAGGGTTGCATATTTTATACTGTCGGGTGGGACATGAACACACCACAGTGTACAGCGGTTAATATCCCCGAGCTTCAGTGTGACGCGGATAACAGGGAGGACGGAAAGAATGTGATATTTAAATTAATGGCTATCAATGTTACAGAGGAGTAATTTACACGGCTATCAGCGTACTGCCGTCCAGCACATCAAGGATCACCCCGACGCAGCTCTGTTCCTTGATATGGGACTAGGAAAGACGGTGAGCACGCTAACGGCCGTAGCCGATCTTATAAACGAGTTCGAAGTAACTAAGGTTCTGATAGTAGCGCCTAAGCGTGTAGCCGAAATGACTTGGGGCGACGAGATCGAGAACTGGTCGCACATCTCACACCTTCGTTTGTCAGTCATTAAAGGCACGGCGAAACAACGTGAGATCGCCGCACGTGCTGACGCAGACGTTTACACAGTGAGCCGGGACAATCTCGTATGGCTTCTGCAAATGTGGGGCGGGTCTAAAGTTCCTTATGATATGTTAGTACTGGACGAACTATCCTCGTTCAAAAACCACCAGTCTAAACGCTTCAAGGCCGCTAAGATAATACGCCGGAGTGTTAGCCGGGTGGTGGGTCTGACGGGTACGCCCGCGCCGAACGGACTTATTGACCTATGGGCGCAAATGTATTTAGTAGATGGAGGGCAGCGGTTAGGAAAGACGATCACCGATTACCGGGCAAACTATTTTAGACCGGGCGCGCAAAACGGCGGGATCGTTTACGAGTACAAACCGCTTGCAACAACCGAGGCGGTATTAGGTGAGAAGATAGCCGACATCACATTATCGATGAAAGCGCTTGACTTCCTAGATATGCCGGAACTTACATACATCAACAACTACGTAGAGTTATCGCCGAAGGTGAAGAAGCAGTACGATAAGTTTGAAGAGGATCAAGTGCTGGAGCTTATGCAGGAGGAAGAGATCACTGCACTAAGCGCAGCGGCCTTATCAAACAAACTCTTACAGTTCGCAGGCGGGGCGATCTATGACGCAGAACGGAACATACATACCGTGCACGATGAGAAGCTAGAGACGCTAGTAGAGATGGTAGAAGCCGCGAACGGATCGCCCGTGTTAGTGGCTTACAACTTCCAACACGAGAAAGCGCGCATACTGGAAGCCCTCAAGGTTTTTGGCGCGGAAGCGCTGGAAGGCGTGGATAGCGTACGCAGGTGGAACGAGGGAAAGATACCCGTCCTAGTGACACACCCGGCTAGCGCGGGGCACGGTCTGAACATGCAGAAGGGAGGCAACCGTATAATATGGTACGGTACTACTTGGAGCTTGGAGTTATACCAACAGTTCAACGCCCGGTTGTGGAGACAGGGACAGAAGAACAGCGTGTTTGTCCATCACATTATTACGCGGGGTACGATCGACGAAAGGGTTATTGGAGCGTTGACCGGGAAAGCGGATACGCAGAACGGTTTAATGGATATGGTTAAGGAACTAATTAAAAAATACAGAGTATGAGAAAAGATAAGCTTATATTTTTCGAGCCGGGACAGAAGGCCGAGCACGAAGGCGTAACATACGTAGCCGAGTTACAGAAGAAAGGCGGGCTATGCGCCGGGTGCGCGTTCAACAAGCGCGGCGAGCCGTGCATGTGTCCTAGAGGGTGGGTGTGTGTAGATGTAATAGACAGTAGTAATATAATATTTAAGAAGGTATGAAAACAACAGATTACAAAAAAGGTGACGTAGTGATTTTGGGCGACGGAAAACGCTACAGGTATTTAGGAATTAAAAGAATTATAGGAGAAGATAATTATTCTTATGAACCGTTGGAGGATTCTATTTTCGCCCTATTGTCAGACAGCGGCGGACGGTTCGCACCTTTCTCGTTCAAATTATCAGCGGAGATCCCCCGGAAGTGGTATCAGAAGATAGGCGATTGGTGGAAAGCGTCTAATCGCTGGAAGCATTTCTTATTTGCGATCCCGCTTGGTGCGGTGTGCGGTTCACATTTCACTACGGGCGTAGGCTTTGGCATGGAAGTTAAAGACCATTTGTACGGCGGGAAGGCTGATTTTGTAGACTTCGCACTAACCGCGGTTGGCGGGGTGATCGGGCACGGCGTTATGCTGGTGCTGGGGCTGGACTATGTGATAAGGCTATTAATCAATTTAGTATTTTAAAGTATGATAGTATTTGTAACTTTACTAGTATTAGCTATATTATTTATAGCGTGTACACTGATCGCGTTGATAACCGAAAACGGAAAATGGGTGGATAGATTTTTAATCGGGTTCGTCGTTTTTATATTCGCAGCGTTATTATCATTAGGGATGTTATTAAATTAAACAGTTATGGAAAATATGAATTACTTATTTGAGATGAGACAGATCGAAGAGATGCAGAAAGCAACGGGCCGTTTTAAGACAGCCCTAGGGAAAGAGGGTAAACCGCAGTGCGAACGTATTACAAAGATCGCGCCTGATAAAGTGGAGGTTTACGCCGAGCGCGTACCGCGTACGGCTAAAGAGATTACGACCATAACAATTTACAGGAAGAGCGAGCCGGAACGACGGGTGGACTTATCGAGAATTGAGGCGTTGCGTTTGATTGGTGAACTTAAGGAGGCATTGAAGCTATGATGAAAGAATTTATGAAAATGCTGGGACAACTGGTCCTGGCGATTGCGGCAGGGATCGCGCTTGGTTGTATTTTAGTATGTATCTTAAATAATTTATAGTATGCCGACACCATATATTAAGAAGAAACAGAGAAAGGTGCTGCTTATCGAAGATATGGCACGAGTTTATAATATCCATGCGTTTTTCATATTCAATTGGCTTGAGGCGAACGGCGTGAAGTACGCCAAGGTGAAGGGCAAACCGTTCCACGCCGTAAACGCCGAGATATTCTGCGAGGTGATCCGGGACATAATGTTCGCCGCTAGTAAAGTACGGGACGACAGGAACACCCGAACCGACCCGGAACGCATACCGACAGTAGAGAATATGCTGTACCGTGACAAGGACAAGAAGCGCGTAGGGCCTTATGAGAATGACGATATAGAACGCCCGATCTACACGAGCGGGGACACCGAGACGAACAAATATGGCATAGAGGTTTCAATGTTGTACCGGGTCAATATGTACTGTGACGGTAGCAGGACGCTAGACAAGTTGAACCACCGTACTTTGAGATGGGAAAACATAGAAAGGGCGGAGAAATGGAAATGTAAAGAAATTTTGGACGACTGGAAGGTTTTATACGGGTTGGTTATATAGGACTTAGGGGGTTAATGTATAAAAACGTTAACCCCTTTTTGTGTTAAAACCGTTAACACGCCTTTGGCGCACTTCTCAAAAAACTTTGTGAGAAAAAACTTTGTGAGAGAAAAGTTTAATTTTAACGGTATTTTAGCTAAAAGGCGCGTTTTTGACAAAAAAGTAGTGAAAACTTCCTTTACATTGCCATTTCGTGTTTTACACCTGACCAGCCCCACAGGACGCAGAACGCATTTTTCAAGTTTTTGATGTAATTGGTTAAAATTTGTATCTTTCTCACTTAACTTGCTTATTTATAGTACTTTATATTGTAATATAGTATATATGTAATAGATATAAAGATATATACTAGTTAGTAACTATTAATAAGTAATAATAGAGTTAACATAAATATACTATTGTATAAAAATAATAATAAAATTATGGAAATATTTAAATATAATATATAGGGGAAACCCTTTTTTACCTTTACAGCGTTTACACTTGGGCTGAAACGCCCTGTTCATCGGGGTTTCGGGGTGTAAACATGGTTTTGGTAGGTGGAAAGATGGCGATTTGAGCGAAAAAAGAGTAATTTTGTAGAGTTGTAAATAAAAATTATATGGCTATAAAGAAGAAAGAAATTATAGAAACGAAGGAAGCGGTACAGTTGCCGAAAGTCGAGAAGGTCAGGCCGGATTACGCGCACTTACAAATTGCTCCCACATACGCGACTACCAGGTATCTGGCTGATTCGTTCAACTACACCAAGTGCTACCAGCTAGCTACGGCGCACTTCGGCAAAACGCCAATATGGCAAGAACCCGAGGAACTGTGGGAGTCATATGCGATTTACTCGGCTTGGTGCGAGGCGACGCCCGTTATAACGATGGAGGCCGTCAAGTCTGGAAACATGGCTGGGACGCTCTATGAAGTGCCAAAGAAGCACCTTCAATCGGAAGGCGAGTTCTGCATGTTTCTGGGGGCGAATCCCGGGTACTTAAGCAATAGACGGTCCGTCTACGCCGAGAACCTCAAGGAGTTCGATCTGACGATATGCGCGGACTTCATAGCGGTGATCGACAGGATACGCGAAGCCATCGCACAGGACCTCGATCAGGGTGCGACAGTGGGACAGTTCGACGCCAACTACGTTCGTGCCTTACGGGGCATTAAAACGCAAATGGACTACACTTCTAACGGCGAAGCCATCAAAGGCGGTTTGACCGTGAATGTCACCGATCCGAAAGTACGCGCAAAGGTTAGCTCGATTAAGAACTTCAAGAAGGATCATAAAGAGGAGGATAAGTAATGAACTGTACCTATGTATTTAACAAGATGATAGGACCGTTTTGCGATCCCTATATAAGAGGTATCGCGAGTAAAGGTGGTACGCGTTCATCTAAGACGTGGAGCGTGTTACAGCTCCTCTATTTGGTTGCTAACGAAAGCACCGAGCCTCTGATGATCTCTTGCGTTACCGACACGCTCCCGGCCGTGAAGCGCGGTATGTTCCGCGACTTCCAGAACATGCTGCTGGACGAGGGGGTGTGGGACGACAACGCGCTTAACAAGTCCGACCTGATCTACACGGTGAAGCCGGGGGTGTGTATCGAGTTCTTCGGGTGTGACAACGCGTCGAAGGTTCATGGCCCGGCGCGTGACATTCTGTTTATCAACGAGGCGCAGCGTGTGCCCCGCGAGATATTCAGGCAGTTAGACGTACGTACCACGATTAAGGTTATTATTGACTTTAACCCGGTGCGGCGCTTCTGGGGCGAGACGGACTTCACAGGTGACAAGTACGTAACGATCCACTCAACCTACAAGGATAACCCGTACCTATCCAAACAACAGGTAGAAGCCATAGAGCGGAACGCAAAGGACGCTAACTGGTGGCGCGTATACGGTGAAGGGCTGACTGGCGGGCTGGAAGGCCTCGTATATCCCCAAATTGAGACGATCGACAATCTCCCGGAGGATTTAACGGGCGAGGACGTTAAGTTCGTTACAGGGCTTGACTTCGGCTTCCAGAACGACCCGACCGCTATCGTCAAAATCTACATGCGGGGCATGAACCTGTACATAGACGAGGTGTGCTACGAGACGAAGATGTTAAACCGCACGATCGCCGAACGGCTTAAGGCAGAAAGACTGGACCGTACCATTACGGTATGTGACAACGCCGAGCAGAAGTCTATTATAGAGTTGCGCGGCCTAGGCTGCAACACGATCCCATGCATCAAGGGGAAAGGATCGATCCGGGCAGGCATACAGCAGGTGAAGCAGTTCAACCTGTTCGTAACGAAGCGTAGCACTAACGTGCTGGACGAGGCTGACAATTACACTTACGTCAAGGACAACCTGACCGACACGTACACTAACGAGCCGATAGACGCTTACAACCACGCATTAGACGCTGTGCGTTACGGCGTTGATTATCTTATACGTAAATACCGCCCGAGATACGCAAATAATGATTAGATTTGCAGCATGAGAGTAGACGATCGAGTACGCATTAAATACGATTACGCCGGGAACGCCGGGACGGTTACAGAGACCGACGTGTTAGGCGTGGTCGTGCAATGGGACGGATCGAACGTTGAGGAGTGGTATTATTACGAAGAACTAGAACTGATTGAATATGAGTAAAACAGCGTTTTATGGCGTGGAGTGGTTGATCCTGAATGAGCAAACCAACTGGCGGGGAAAGATTAAAAACGCTTTCCGCCGCTTGTGGTGGAAAATTTGTGGGTATTACAACGGCAAACAATTAGAATATATTTGTAACTTGCATCCGAATTATAAGGGCGGCCTAACTTCTGACCAAGCAGCGACACTTAACGCGGTGGCAGAGTACGCTAAGGCCGACCCTTTTATAGTTAAAAATAGGGAGCTCGTGTACCGCATACCCCGTATCGAGGACGTAACACTGTGGCAGGTGATCGAGGCGAGAAGGAGCGAGACGGCAACGGAGAAGGTTACGAAGTGGTGTACGCCTATCGAGCACAAGCCGGCCGAGTATGCGCCGGACAACGTCTACCATTTGCTTTGCGCTACGAAGTACATTAAGGAGCAGATCGAGACGGCAGACGGACTAGAAAAGCGGTTGTTCCCTTTTGATGCAGGAAGCACGCCGGAAGACGATCCGATAAAGGAGGCGAAGAACGTGCTGACGCTCGTACAGGCTACAGCGGAATTGTTCGCTTGTTCGTTCGAGGACGCGAAGCGGATCAATTATCTAGATGCGATGCTGGCGTTGTCAAAGCGTCACGAGGAGAACGAGAAACAAAAGGCAGAGATGAAGAAACATTATAAATCATAACGTTATGGGTTTAAAAAAGTATGAGATTATTACAGTAGGGAGCGACAGACGAGTACGCGCCCTTCGTTCGTGGCAGGTGGGCGACCGTTACGTCAATATTGGCGACGTGGGTGGCATCGTGTACGACGAGAATACATTATCACAGGACGGGCTTTGCTGGCTGTTTAGGGGCAACTTCGGTTTTCCCGGTGCACGCATCGGCGGGGATTCGATCGTTGATGTAGCCGAAGCGACTTTGCCTGTTAGCGGCTCACCCGCCGTAGACATTCTAGGGTCTAGTGTCGTAGTGGGTAGCAAACTGATATTCGAATCAGAACCGACAGCGGCGGACGCTGTAGTACTGACAGCGGATGACTTCGAACAGGGAATGCTAAATTTCGTATCGGGGGCTAACTGGGAAACTATGAAGTCCGTTAGTAATAATTACGTGAGAACTAAAGCCCCAATATTCATGGGCGGCATGGCAACAACGCTGAAGGTTGATGTTCCGGGGTATGCGGTTCAAGCCTACGTTTTAGATCGTGACGGCAACGGCATGACGGCTACGGCATCAACTAGAACAGGGGTAGGTGTGACGCTGGCCATTCCAGCAGGGCAGTACTTTCTAGTACGTTTGGTGAAGGAGCCGTTCGCTGCTACTGTCCCGGCAGACGCAACAGCTGCTAAAATCACGTTTACGGGGTTGTTCGATACAAAGCTGGTAGTGATTGATTCACGCCTTGAAATAAACCCGGTAACTAGCACAGGTATGGTCTCCATTCGTCCGGGCGGTTTTTACTCAATCGCATTGGGCACGAAGTACCCGGACAGCGTGATTAGAAACTCCAAAGTAGTTATAAACGGCCACGCGACGGCTGTTCGGGTGGTCCGTCTTATTTCCGAATTTGCAGGGTGTAATGTAGTCATTGACGCGACGTTGAGCAGTTCGCAGGGCGCAGGGGTTTATAGCAATGTTAAGAACTTGACGTTTACAGGGTTACCCGTTGGAACCAATGTTGTAACAGCGCACTCTATTATACAGGCTAACGACTGTGATAACTTCTCCGTATCACCTACGATCTTTCCGGGACTGGCAGCAGCGCAAACCGCTAACATGCCTTTCATCTTCCAAGGTTGTAACGTTCCGGACGGCAGGTTCTATCATCACGCACAAATCAAGAACACCTACGTAAATATTGACTTCGCGAAGGCTAGCGCGGATTTGGGTAAAACATTCTCCACGGATCGTACCCTAGGGAGTTCGGAGGTAGAAGGGATGTACCGGGTATATTCAACAACGGGGGCTGTTTTTGGGGCGTTGGTAGAAGCATACGAAAGTGTTAGGTCTCTACTCATGGCGAGCACTGTAAGCTCTTATGGCACTACGATCTATAAGGACGCATATTTAAACGGACTGTTTGACATAGCAGGTACAAACGTGTTCGGTAATTCAGTACGTAGCCATCCATTGGCACAGGTTCTGAACGTTCAACCGCGTGCGGTACAAGGAGGTTTTAACACTACAACCACACCGCCTACCGCCGTACCGGAACAAATAGCGAATGTTGTCATGAATGTACCGTTACGGATCAATGGTGCAAACGGGCTTAAGGTTGAGAACGTCCCGACAGGCGTGCGATTCATGTACACTATATTAGATGTGAACCTTAAGTTCATCCAACATTCAGGGTGGCAAACCGGGGCGAGCACAATACCGGCTAGTTTACTGCAATATCCTTATGCAATGATTACATTCAACCGCTCAAACGGTAGCGTACTCACACCGGCAGACCTTGCAGGCGTAACCGTAACGGTGTACAACGGTTGTAAGATCGTGAACACAGGCGCAACAGCGGTTAACATGAAAGGCAGTATCCGCGTAGAGGATAACGCTACACTCGTCAATGCTAGCGTAGTCGGATCGGGCTACTTCGGCGGTAACGCCGTTATGTCGGGAATGGCTGTAAACGGATACGCATATATGAAGGATAATACAGTATGTACCAAGACCTCCGAAAATGTGCAGACATTTGCGAGCCTTGTTATGGAGGGTAACGCCGTGTACAATTCTATTGCGACCCTAGCGCTTGCTGGTCTTAAGGTGTTCATGTATGATAATTCAAAGGTGCTGGGGGAACTTAGATCTGTTTCTCCTACTTTGGTTATGAGGGATAACGCTACAATAACAGCAGCGGGCGGTTTATCAGGTGCAAGTATTGGCACGGTTACTATTAAAGATAATGCAGTGATAAACAACTCGATTTCACCGATTGGGGACATAACTCTATGCGGTGGTTACGTGTCTACATCTATTAAAACATGGACAGGTAAACGCGTGATTGACAACCATAACGCGCCCGAGTACGATGATAACGTAAAAACTCAATATGACTTTTAAAGGGATACTAGACCAAATAGGGACATGGGGGGCGCAGCATGCGCTTCCCGTATTCTTCGGAGATGATGCCACACGCAATCGACTGGCAAACGATATAACGGGTGATTTTATCTTTGTTGACGTGCCGGGTGGTAGGCAGGACTATAACGACTACGCCGCCGAGGAGTTCTCGATCACAGTGCTTATACAGGTACTAGGCACTTCGCACTACGAACGCGACGACGCGTCCGAGATCGACGTACTAGATCGGACGTTCACCGTTATTACAGACATAGCAAAGAAGGCGGTTTGCCTCTATGAATCCGAGGGGGCGGCAGTGGTTAAACGCCAAAACATTTATGACAGCCCCAAATCGGGCTGGGAGATAACTCTTAATCTATCTGAATAATGGCAAGAAACGCGATGTTGGAAATAGAAGTACTACTAACCAAGCTACGGGATGACATAGAAGCCTCGTACAAGGCTAAAGGGCTGATGGCGTCCGGTAACTTTGCCAAGGAGCTTAAATTAGTCGTAGGGGGTAATAACGCCAAGATCACCGCGCCGAGGTATGTCGGGGCTATGGAAGGCGGACGCGCTGTGGGTAAACGCCCGCCGTTGTGGATCATTCGTAAATGGATCGAGGACAAGAACAAGCAAGGCGCGAACATACCGCTAACCGCCGCGTATCCGATCGCGAAGGCTATTGGCGAGTTCGGGATCAAAGTACCGAACAGCCACAACCCCGGCGGCGTAGTATCGGACGTACTCAACCCCGCAAGGGTCTTGAAGTTACAAAACGAGATAGTAACTATAATTAGATACGCTATTATTGACACTTTAAATATTAAATAGATGAATGTACAAATACCGATAGCGGGCATAACGCTAGTAGATAATCAGACGTACGACGGACAGTTACCCGTGTGGGCTACACGACCCTTGATGATCCGCATAAAGCCGGACTTCATAAGCGGAAACGAGTACCCGGTTTATATCCGTGTGTCGAACGGTGGCGCGATCAAGAAGGAAATAGTTTTTCCTTATCAGGAAAAGTTGGACGTAGACCTGTCATTTGCTGCTCCATTGCTGACACGCGCAGACCGTAACAAATCCGAGGGTGACCCGGCGTTCCCGCAGCAAGCGGTATCAATATGGAGCGCTAGTTTTGCGAACCGCATAACGCTTCCCGTGTTCCATTGTGATGAGACGTATTGGGACACTCTAGGCGTTGATAGTGCGCTTCCTCAACCGCCCAAACCGCGCATACCTGGGCAGACGCTAGACATCTATTTCCCGTACCGCATACACCCGCTTGACGCGTTCCCTGTTGAGGTTGAACCCGTGACAGGCGCGCCCGGTTCGGCGATATTCCCTACTACCTATGTACTGGGAAACACTATCGATATAAAGTACATTAAGAAGTTGACTATTAAAAACGTTTGGGGGTCCGGGCTGGATCAAGTTATTAACTATGAAGACCGCCTAATGTCTGACGTTGTTTACGATACCGGGCTTCAATGCGCTTTGCGCGCTAGATGGAACATGCGCAATGGTCAGTGGTTTTGGGACGCGTTCAAGGATTACTTTTGGTCTAACAAGTTCACCCCTATCAGAGGGCGCGGCGGTGTCACAGAACAAGCGGAGCTAACTATAAATCTAGAGTACGGCGAAGAGTGGTATAACGTGTACCAAGAGTTGTTGGTATCGTCTAATGTCGTGTTCGAGTTGAACATACCGGGTATAAACCAATACCAGTCTAAACGCTTCAGGGCGGAAGTTTCAGGCGACACGGGGGCGAGATGGTCCAACAGTACAAAGACGTACAGACAGCAAGTAAGATTCAAGACAACGGAACTACAAGACAACTACATGTTCCCGTTAGCACCGGACCAACCGCCTACACCCGCTATTGCTTTTAGCGCGCAGCGCAACCCGTGGACGATTGGCGCGGCGTATGCGGAAGGACTGGTTAACAGCATATACAGTAACGCGGCCTGGGAGGTGCAGAGCGAGCCGGACTGGCTTACCGTGACTAACGGCACAACGCTAATCACGCCTGACATGTTCGAACAGGGAGGGGCTTACGCAAATATCGGGGACGCTTGGGACGACATAAAAAACAACGACCCACATTTATTGAGAAGTAAGAGGGTGTACGATACGATGGGAGAAGTATACAGCGTTATATCTGGGATATGTGGGTACGAGGTATTCTTTTTCTACTTAGATTCAAATGAACGGCTTACCCATGTTGAAGGGCGGGTACCTATAAACGGTAGGGCAAACTCAAAAACAAGTCCTAAAATAGGTTTGTTATTAAATAGGGCGGACTACTCGGAAATAACGCCCGCGGACATCGCTACGCTTAATGCGCGTTGGGGTAAACGTTATCACCAATTTCCGGCGGGCGCTTCTAATCTCACCGCGACAGTAGCTGCCAACACGGGCAATCCAAGAACGGGTAACATAGTCCTGAAAAGTTTGGCGGGGTCTACAACGTACACTATAGCCGTCACACAGGCCGGAGTTACCGGGAATATATTGGTAGACACACCGACGTTTAACGTAGACTATCTAACACACCCGGTAACCGTGAACGTTACATCGGTTGGCAGCTGGGTTGTGGCGCAGCGTGATACGTGGATCGGACGAAGCGTATCTACAGGCCCGGACGGAACAACCGCCGTAACGTTAACGATCGGTGACAACACAAGTAACGACGCGCGAACCGGAACAATAACGTTCTATAACGACTTAACCGGGGATATAGCTGTAGTTACGGTTAATCAGGGAGGCGCGCCCTCTTCAATCGGTATAGTGCCGTTGCGTGTGTCAGGCCCTAAAGCCGGGGGAAACTATATTGTACCCGCGGTGGCAACATCCGAAAATAACTGGACTATGAGTAGCGCGCCTAGCTGGGTATCCATTACGCCCACATCAGGGGAAGCCGGACAAACCGCCATAGGCGTTAAGTACAATACGGCGAATCCGGGGGCAGCACGCACGGGGTATTTGAGAATCAAGAATACAGTTACGAACGAGATTGCAATTTGTTTAATCACACAGGAGGGATAAGATGAAAATAGTATCATTAAGAGTTAACGGTTACGACATTGACGGACTAGATAACGCGACGGTCAAGATCACATTAAACAACATTTCCCCGGTCACTATGACTGGGGATAGCGTTGCTTTTAGCGCTACGATAAAGGTGCCGAGGACACCGGACAATGACCGGACGTTCATAGGGCTGAACAAGGGTTTGCTTAACTGTGAGTATCATATAGCCGAGGTTCTGGTATCGTCTATACCGTTCAAGTATTACGCTTATGTGTCTGACGAGCCTACGCAGTTCTACGCGAAGGTATCAGCGACTGAAACGGAGTACACGATCAACCTTATAGAGAGTACGGACAAGTGGTCCGACGTGAGCAAGCCTATATCGACATTACCGGATTTCAGCCTTGTGAAGGACGGGGGTATAAGCTTAAGCGCCGCCAACCTTGCAAAGATAGTCCGCGAGTACGTGGACTTTCCGCAAATAACGTTCCCGGCGATCAACCCGTTCTACAACCCGGGCAGTCAGCTTCCCCAGCCAGAAGACGCTAATGTATTAGCGCCTACCATGGTTTGCGCCCGAGGCAGTATCACCTGGCAGGACAATGTAGCGACGGGAACGGTGAAGTTACTCCCAAAAGACAGCACCAAAGGGCGCGGGGGGTATAAGTATCCGGACACCGCAGCGGTTGTTCTGGATAACTCACAAATTTACATGTACGCTTCGTACTTTGGCAACCGTACAGGGGGAAGCCCGGCGGGATTCCTTATATCAGCAGGAGAGAACCAGCAGTTCCAAATGATCGTAGAATACAAGGGAAATACAATACCGACTACTAAACCTACTATTCAGTTACGCGGTGCGGTATCGGGGGTGGGGCGGTCAATGTCTTACTACGGGAGTATAACCGACCGCATTTGGATTTATGTTACAGAGAATAATGCACAAATGACGGTTTACCCTAAACAGGACGCGTATATGCAACTGGCGGCAACTATCGGAGGCGTGACCCGTACGGACTATTTCAAGTTTCCCGACGGATACGACCCGGAAGAGCTGATAAGATGCGGAGCGGGGCAGGCGGTGTTCGATGCGGCCATCAAGCCGCAATACGATTCGGTCGCTAATGTAGCCATCGATTTTCCGTACACGGACGTAAAAAACATAGTGGACGACATGTGCACGGCATGGCATTGGAGGAAGATTTACCGCAACGGTACGTTACGTGTCGAGCCGATAGTAGATGCCGACCTACGTGACGGTACATCGATGGCATGGGCACGCGTACACGATTGGAGTGACAAACTACGTAGCGTTGAAGCGGTAGACGTTCCCGACGAATTCGCGGACCAATACGTGTGTACTATCGGCTCGGAAAAATTCAGTTACTCCAACGGACCCGGAACGGTAACACCCGTTAAGGACGCTTATAAATCGTCTGTTAAGTTCTCGTATAACAGCAGGGTATTCCCGATCATGGGGCTAACCGCAGCGTTCGCCAAACCAAACAATTATAGCTACTATTATACGTTTGTGAAAAACATCTATTATCCGTATATAAACCGGCATTTCAAAATGTTCAGGTCACGCGTACAGGTGAAAATCAAGGCGCAACTGGAATACGGAGACGTTGAGAACCTTAGATTAGGGGACGCTTATTATTTTTCGCAGCTAAACAGCTACTTCTACATCAAATCTCTAGGCGAATATGACGTAGCAAACGGGAATTGTAAGCTATCTTTGTACAAAATGGATTTAAAATAACGTAAAAATGGCGGATCAAGTAACATTATTAGACCTTAATTTCGGCACTTCGGAAGCCGAGAAGGGATTGGACGCGTTAATAGCTAAGAGTATAGCCCTTGCAAAGACTAAAAAGGATTTGCAAGCGGCGTACGCCTCCGAGAAGAAAGAGCTAGACGCGCTAAATCAGAATTACGCGGACGGTCTTATACAGCAAGACAAGTACGACGCGACTGTTAAGAAGCTGAATAAGTCTCTGATTGAGACGCAGAAAGCAATACTGGACAATACCGAGGCGAACAAGCAGAATAACGCCGAGATCAAGAGTACGAAAACGCTCCTAGACAATGAGGCTACGAGCGTCAACGCTTTGCGTGCACAGTTGGCGCAGAACACCACGGAGCTAAACAAGATGAGCGAGGCGCAACGGACCACCAGCAAGGAAGGGCAGGACTTGACCGAGCAAACCAAAGCGTTATCGGACAAGCTTAAGGAGCTGGAAAAATCGGTAGGCGACAACCGCCGTAACGTGGGTAATTACGCCGAGAGCGTTAAGGACGGCATACTTCAAACTCAAGGTTTGACAGGTGGCACGGGTGCACTGGTAGGGCAAATGAAAAGCGGCATAGCCGGGGTGCAGGCGTTCAACGCAGCGTTAAAGGCGAACCCTATTATTTTCGTCGTGTCGCTCGTCTTAACGCTTATCGGTATCATTGAGAAGCTGATGAAACGCAACAGCGAGCTAGCGACTAGCCTGCAAGCGGCGTTCGCTCCGTTTAAGGTGATTTTCGGGCGTTTGCTGGACTGGATAACCGGATTGTTTGAAGGTGTAGCGTTCGTGCTTGAGAACATTGCTAAAAGCGTTACATGGCTATTGGATAAGCTGGGACTAATCAGTGAGGAGACGAAGAAGGCAGCGGCGGAAGGTGCCCGGCTGGCGGGGGAGACACAGCGTATTTATCAGGAGGAAACCAAGGCGCTTGTCCCAATGGCACGAATGCGGAGGGAACTAGAGGAACTTAAGACGCTAGCGGCGGATCAAAACAAGACTACTGCGGAGCGAACTGAACTACTAAAGGAAGCTGCGGAGAAATTGCATATCATACGTGATTTGGAACTGGCGGTACTTAACTCCAAATACAAGCAGATCAAGGCCGAAAACCAACTAGGCTACACTAGCGACGAGGACTATCGTAAAGAGCAGGAAGCCCTTGCAGCACTGGAAGCCGCGAAAGCGAGTTACGCCACGCAGGAAAAAGAGTTAATAGGGCAAATGACGGGCCTTGAAAAATCGGAACGGGACAAACAGGTAGCGACCGCTAAGGCAGCAGCGGAAAAGAAGAAAAAGGAGACGGAAGCCGCGACGAAAGCAGAAGCCGAGGCGGTAAAGAAGCAAGCCGAGGTGCTTAAGAAGGCGCAGGAGGAAACGATCAAGGCGTATGAACAGAGTGTCAAGAAGATGGAGCTAGAGATAGCCGAGACCCAGTTAAGAACGGGTAAAACTTCGATCGAAGAAACGCAACATGTGATTAACGAGCAGATCGCGCTAGAGAAGTTTAAAAGAGACCAAAAACTCATAACAGAACAGGAATACCTGAACAATGTTCGCGCTCTGAACCTGCAATTTGAGACGGAAGTTAAAGCCGAAGCCGACCGAAAAAAAGAACAGAAGAAAGCCGCGGACGCTCTAAACTTAGAGAATGAACGCGCATTAGCGGACGTAAAGTTGCAAAACGACCTAGACAACCAAATAACCCGGTTGGACGCTATGAAGGCTCTAGAGATCGCGAACGCGGAAAAGATCGGAGCGGAAACAACCGCTATAACCGAGCGTTTCGAACTCATGAAGGACGAAGTAAGACGGAAGTACTACAACGCGCAATTAGAGATGGCAGCGGGCACAGCCGGACAGTTGTCTAGCTTACTGGGCGAGGAAAGCGCGGCGGGCAAAGCATTTGCCACGGCACAAGCACTTATCAACACGTACCTGGGGGCGTCTAAAGCTTTAGCGCAGGGCGGCATCTGGGGTATCGCGCAGGCGGCTATCGTAGTGGCGGCAGGTATGAAGAACGTTATGAGCATTAACAAGACTAAAGAGCCGGACACTAAGATCAATACAAGCGTTCGCAAATATGCGAAGGGCGGACAAATATACGGAGCTAGCCATGCGGCGGGCGGTGTAACGTTTACCGGATCAAACGGGCAGCAGTTCGAAGCCGAAGGCGGTGAGAACATGTACATTCTGAACCGTAAAGCGTCCGGCGCGATTAATGCATTATCAGCTCTTAATATGGAGTATGGCGGGCGTTCGTTCGGTTCATCCGGTGTGTATCGGTACGCCAATGGTGGCAAAATCGACGTAGGCGGCGGATCAACTATGCAGTTACCTAGTAATTTCAGTCTGTCAAATGACAGTTTGCGGAAATTAGCGGCGATTATGTACGATTCGGTGGCTAGCGTTCCCGCTCCACAGGTGGCAGTTACCGATATAGACGAGGGTCAACAACAATATAATAGTGTACAAGTAGCGGCTAGCCTGTAAATCATAGGTAAAGCCGCGGCCTCGTGCCATTAAATAATATATCTTTGTACCAATAATACAGTAATATATGAAAAGATTTGAAAAGTTACGCATTATAGAAGCCGGGGAAACCGCAAACTACTATGAAGAAGGGGGAAAGGCTTATAAATTAGTCATCTCTGCTAGTGCTTTCCCGTCTCTAGTGGCTTTAGGTAATTCCCGGCCTATTCACGCACGCCGGACACATAACGGCGCGGACTTGCTAGATGGGTATATAGGACACTTTGCTAACTTCACACACGACGAAAACGCCGTTTACGCTGATCTAGTTATGTCTGAAGCCTTAGAAAGCGCGTATCCTAGCGAATATAATTTTATGGTTGCTATGATCGAGAAGGAGCCGGAGCTATTGGGCGTATCGGTTAATCAGTCTGATGTTAAACAGTTGGACGATGAAGCGCAAACCGCAACCGTAACAGAAGTAAGAGAATTATTTAGTGCCGATTTGGTGGGACTTCCCGCGGCTACTAGTTCTTTATTTAATAACAATTTAAACAAATTATCAATGAGCAAATTTTGGACAAAATTAGCCGAGCTGGTTAAATCAACTAAGCTAGCTAGGGAAACCGTCACAACCAAAGAAGGAAAGGAGCTTGTTATTATCGCTCAAGGCGAACAAGCTGCATTGGGTGACGAAGTACAGGACGCCGAGGGCAAACCCGTAGAAGATGGCGATTATTACATTTCTATTGGCGAAGGTGAGGACATGATCATATCAGTCGTAGCCGGGAAGATTTCCGACGTTAAAGAAGTGGAAAGCGAAGCTAAACGCGAAGAAGAGGGTCAAGAAGGGTTAGCAACCAAGGAAGAAAAGCCGGAGGACGAGAAGAAAACCGCTACACCGGAAGAACTGGCAGCGATCTGCAAAGAAGTTACCGAACTAAAGGCAACCGTGTCTGATCTCAAAACGCAGCTAAGCAAACGTACTGGCACACCGGCAGTGGCTAAAACAGAGGTAAAGACCGAAACTAAGACCGGAACAAAATTGAGCCGTGAAGAGGTTCAGAAGGCCGCAGCAGAAATGCGTAAAAAATTCAAATATTAATCTACTAAAACATTAAAATTATGGCATTTACATTTAGCGATTTAAACAAATTGAATATCGACAGCCTGGCCGATGTTATTTCTTTGACACTGGGTTTGGAGGGCGAACTTTCCAACGGCGTAACCGTGTTAGCAGGCATTGAGAAGGGTAAACCTATCTTGACTTTCACAGCAACCGACAAAGCGGTAAGACGTTCCGCAGGTTGCGACAGCGAATACAAGTATAGTTCTTTGCAGGACAAAGTGAAATACTACGATCACGCACAGATCGAGTTGCCTATCGTGGTCTGTCTCCAAGACTTGTGGGGCAAAATGGTTGCAAAAGGCGTTCACCTTTCGGCTGATTTTGACCAAACACAGTTGGCAGCATTCATGCAGAACGAAATTCTGAAAGTATTGGAAGCTGACATGTTGCGTCTCGTATGGTTGGACGGTCTGAAAACAACTGATACCGCGGGTGTATACACAGTGTTTAAAAACGGTGGTATCATCAAGCAAATGCAGGCTTCAACCGAAACTATTAAGGCTCTTGTTCCTTCCGGAGCTGGTGCTAATGTTTTGGAGTGTCTGAAATGGTGTATCGACAACCAGCGCCCGGATCAACTGGACGAATCAGAATTCTATGTATCTAGCAACATTATGCGCGCTTATAAGGACTTGGTAGAAGCTAAGGATAACCATTTGGCACAAGCTAACATGGAGAACGGCAAACCAGCGTACTACTTCGAAGGTTACAAGGTGAACGAACTTCGCCACGTGTCTAACAGTGCTAAGGGTGACGCTTTGACAGTTCAGTCTTTCATTGCTTTCTCTCCGAAAACTAACATTCAATTGGCTTTGGAAGATGCAAGTTTGACTATTGATCCGTTCATCCGTGACGCTAAAGACCGTAAGTATTACAGTACAACTGTATTTGCGGCTGATGCAATGCTAGCAGTTCCGGAGTATATGAAATTGTGCACCGCAGCAGGTGTTTAATAACTAAAACAAAGTTTAAATGGCTTGTATAAAGACATTAAATAAAGCAATTACCTACGCCTGCCAACCTGGTAGCGTAGGTATCGCTGAAATGTATCTTATTAACTTTGACGACGTAACCACCGCAACAATGGACGGTAATAACAGCATTACGGCGGTAACACTAAAAAGCGGGGCGAAAACCGTTCCCGTAGAGTGTTATAAGAATGGCGCGAAATACACAGAAGCGTTAAAGTTATCAGATGTTTCGGCAGGACTGGATCAGTCCGTTATGTTTACCTTGTATAACAAAAACTTAACAGGTGCTAGCATTATGTCGGCTTTGTTATCGGGACGGTTTATGGCGGCTATCAAATTGAATGATATTAATTCAATGCCAATAATGGCGGGGTATAAATGTGGGCTTGAAATTTCCCAAGCTGATACGGATTCTAACACGGCAGGCGGTTTTACTACGATCACTATTAAAACGCCGGACGATGCTAGAGGAGAAGATAGAATAACAATGACTTCGGCAGCGTGGACAACTATCACAGCCGCAAAACTTGTATAATATGGGATGCTTAAACAAACTAAATAAAGCGATCTTAGTTGATTGCGACGGAGGGGCAGCAGGCGTAGCCGAAATGCTTCTTATCAATTTCGCGGATATCGCGTCGAAGAGCATAGCGGCAGGGGTTGCTACGGTAACACTGGCGGCGAGCACTAAGGCCGTGCTGGTTGAGAGTAACAAGAAGGGCGTAAACGCAACGGAAGAAATCAAGGAAAACGATAACGCGCCGACAGCATTAACGCAGGCGGTTACGTTCACACTGTATCAAGGTGACGCAAACGGAACTGTGATTGTAAATCAGATTCTAAACGGTACGTTCCTGGCACTTGTCAAAACTAAAGCCGGAAGAATTCGGGCATACGGGTATAATTATGGTTTGGGCGCTACTGCTATTTCGGAGGATCTGAACGCGAACGGCGGTTTTACTACGATCACGCTATCGACATCGGAAAATGTTATCGGCGAGACCCGTCTAAGCTTTGCGGATGCTAGTTATAACACGTTGAGAGCCGCAGCAATCGTAACGGAATCATAAAGGAGGAACTTATATGGCATGTTTAAAAAAACTAGATAGTGATATTACATTTGATTGCGCTAATTTTGTATTAACTGGCGGAACGGGTGAAATAGATGAAGCGATTGTTATAAACTCTTCGGACATCTCCACTATATCGGAATCCGCCGGGGTGGGGACAATCACGATGATAACCGGGAAAAAGGGGTACGTGGTTAACTCTGTTAATAACTCCGTGATGTACCAGGAAGCAATCAAAGCAAACGATACAGTACCCGCAGCAGAGGATCAGAGCGTCGTTATTAAGGTTATGTCGTCTGTTGATAGTACCGCGTACCGTTTGGCATTAACGAGCCTTCTAAAGGGCAATTTTAGAGTAGCGCTAAAGTCTAAATCAGGTAACTATTATTTAGCAGGTGCGTTTTGCGGTTTGGAAGCATCGGACTTTGCAACCGATTCGAGTACGGGCGGTATTTCAACGGTGACACTTAAAACGCCGGAAGCGTCAACGGGTGACATGTTGGTAACGATCGCGAAAGCGGCGTACGACGGTCTAAAGATACCGAAAGTTTAATAAATTAAAACAGTTTAAAAGATGGAAAAAATTACAGATGTAGGGCAGATCGTTTCATTGTGTCAAACAATGACTAATCTAAAATTGGATATTGTGTGCGGTGCGGATCGCCTGTTTGCACAACGCTGGTATGAAGAACGTTATTTGACCGGACAGCACACACGCTACGTAATGAAGCCGGGACTGTTCATCAACTCGATCGAGGATGGACGAGTATACCGCGCATTTAATACGAGCGACGAGAAGGCCATGGAATTCATGGAAGCAAACGAGAATTACAAGGACTATTTTATAGACTTGCAAGCAGAAGCCGTTACAATTCCCGAAACAGGAGACGACCCGTTCGCGCCGGAAGCACCTGTAGAAGGTGAACCAGAAGCAGAAGCAGAAGAGCCGGAACTATCGGAGGAAGAGATCGCCGCGGCTAAACGAAGCGAAGCGGCTAAAAAAGCAGCGGCTACACGTGCAGCGAAAAAGGCAGCAGAAGCAGAAGCAGCCGAGGGTCTTAAGGAGTTCGAAGAATAATATATAAAAAGGTAAATCAATGATCGCAGCAAAGAAAATAGAGTTAATAGTACGTAGGGCACTGAATTTAGTGCCCCGTACCTCTGAAGGGGTGGTTAGTTACGACGTGGACAACTTGTACCCGCAACGTATCGCAAATCTTATCGACGCTAGCAAAACCGCTACGGCGTGTTGTGACAAAGCGAAAGAAAACATTATTTGCGAGGGTTTCGTTAACGAAGAATTTGCAGCGAGAACCAACGAGCACGGGCAGGACATGAACGATGTTTTAGAGTTCGTAGCCGACGAGATACCAAGATATAGAGGTTACGCGTTAATAGTACAATACGGCGGCGATGGTCGCCCCTTGTACTGTTACCCCGTTCCGTTCGGTTACGTTCGTGCCGTTCTTAACGAGGACTACAAACGCGATTCAATCGTACGCAAATGGCGAGTATTTGATAACTGGGAACGCGAGACGCTGAAGGACACGAACGTAAAGACGGGCGTTGTTTATCCGAACTTCAACCCGAAAAATTTTTGGAAGGAATGCGAAGAGTATGGGGGTATTGAAAACCATCCGGGGCAATTATATTACGCTAACTTCTCGAACCGTAGACCTTATCCTATCAGCCCGTTTCACGCAGTACAGCCGGAAATGGGAGCCGAACACGGGAATGCCTTGTACGTTGAGAACGTTCTAGCGCGTGGTTTCCACGCCTGTAGCGTCGTATCGCACGGGATGTTTCAGAGCGACCAGGAGCAGAACGAGTTCCGGGACGCTATTACCGAAATGATGGGGGTGGAAGGAACTGGCGCGGTACTCACAGTAAGAGACGATAATGTAGGCATTACAGAGAAGCCCTTTATCCGGGTGGATCAGATCGGTACGCCTATTGATTCTGACCTGTATAAGTCGTATTGCGAGCCGTTGCGGAAAGACATTGCAATTTCTTGCTTTACAATTCCAATCCCACTTATTGATTCATCATTGATTAGCTTCTCGAACGCGTCAGGCGAGGTGGTTAAGGAGATGCAGCGCGTATACCGCCGTTCTTTGTCGCGTGTCCGTGATAAGATTTCCCGTGACCTGGCGTATATATTCGACATAGACCCGGAACTAACTAAAATTAAAAACGATTTGGAAGGCGATGCGGCTACACCCGCCGACCAAGTAATAACAGATTGATATGGCATACCCGATCCAATTACTACGAGATTTGTTTACGATCGCGAAGGACGTTAAAGATAGTGACATCGAAAAAGCTTTTTACGAGGCCGATATGCTCGACATGTCGCCACAACTTCACCGATCGTATGAAGAGATACCGCCGGAATACTTAGTTGATACCACGGCGCGTACCGGAGCTAATAAAGTATTGTGCTACTACGCCTTTGCGCGCTACTCGCAGACAAGCGAGCAGCAAAGCACGGCGAGCGGCCTAAAAATACAAAACTATGGTGGCAGCTACGTTCTGGCTGACGACAACAAAGCAAAGCGGTTTGAAGCGGAACGCGGAAAAGCTGATTTATTTATAGTCCCGCTAATCAAGGCGTTTAAAACCGCCGGACTGATTAAAGAGGAATGTTCACACAGGGTACAATCTAGGATATGTTTAATAAAATAATGGATGGAGTTTTTGATACGGCGCGCGTCGCGTCTCTAGCTTTCCTACTAACCGTTACTAACGATGTGATGACTTTCTTTGTTCTGATCGTGTTGTTCGGGATGCTGAATTTTATAGTAGGACTTATTGCAGGTTTAAGGGCTGGTGAAAAATACAGCCACAAAAAGGCTTTTCATGCGTTTTTTGAGTATGCGATCGCGGCGATCGTGATTCTATTCACGGCGGCAGGTGCACGGCTTATAGAGCCGGAAGGGAACTATACGGACTTATTACGATTACTTACAACGCTTTTCGCGCTGGTGTATTCGAAGAATATTATTCGTAACTTTAAAAAGATCCAACCGGATAACGAATTTATAGCGGTATTGGATATGATGATTAATACTAAATATTCGGACTTTATAAAACATTTGAAAAATGCGAAACTTCACAATCCAAGAGCTAACCGCGTCAACGACGGCGGCGGCGAAGAAGATCAACAACGATCCGACGCCGGAAGTGGCAGAGAATCTGAAACAGCTAATCAATAACGTACTAGACCCGTTACGGGACGCGTACGGCAAGCCGATCCAAGTTAATAGCGGGTACAGATCGCCCGCCCTTAACACGGCGGTGAAAGGCTCTAAAACGTCGCAGCACGTCAAAGGACAAGCGGCGGACATAACAGGGGGTAACAAACAGGAGAATAAGAAACTCTTCGAGCTGGCACAGAAACTCAATCTACCGTTTTGCCAGCTTATTGATGAAAGGGGTTTCACCTGGGTGCATATCTCGTACGATAAGGACAATGTGAAACGCCAAATACTGCATCTATGAAAATAACATTAAATAAGATATTAGTGTGTTTGCTTGTCCTTCTAGCCATTTTATTGTACGCATCGTATAAGACAGTACAGAAACAAAGAAAAGAGTTAGAACGGCAGGAAAACAACCTCACCGCGCTTAACACCGAGGCTGTAGCATTCAAGACTACGGCGGGGGATTATGCGGAACAAGCTAGGCAGTTAAAGCTAGAGAAGGACGAGCTAGAACTATATAACGCTGATCTATATAATAAGGTACGCGAGGCGGGAATAAAGATAAGAGAGCTAAAGAACGCCACAAGGGCCGAGACAGTTACCAAGGTGGACACCGTGGTTAAGACAGAATACAGGGACGGTGACAAAGAAAACCGATTTGCGCACTACTTCGACGGGTGGAATGATGTACAAGTCGAAGCCCGACCGGACACCACGATTATAAAATCCAGCAGTACCGACACGATCGACGTGATCGGATCAGTCAAACAAAAGCGGTTTTTATTCTTCCGGATCGGAAAACCGAAACAAACCATAACCGTATCGAATAAAAACCCAAAATCCAAAATACACGTAGAATTCTCGGCAGAATTCGACAAATAACGCCTTTCATCTTTCATAAATGCACTTTCATCTTTCGCACTTGAAAACTTAAAACGCTGATTCTTAACGAGTTGGCGTTTTTGCATATAAATGATTAAAATTTGTATCTTTCGCACTTAATTCACTAATAACTAGTACTTTATCTATCAATATATATATCTAATGTAAAAGATGTAAAGATAATATATAGAGCTAAGAATGAAATATTAATATAATCTATAAAATATGTAAATATATGAATTAATATGTGAATGAATTTATAGAAATATTTAAATATAAACTAATAGAGAAACTATCTCATGTCTTATACATTTCACCCGTTTTCGCCCGTAATTTATTGATATGCACATAGTTAAGGGTGTAAACATCCGCTTAAAAAGGGCTATTTGCCATTTACACCGTTATCAAACCTTCAAAACAGTTAATCAGAGTTAAATTACTAAAGTTTTTTGGGAAATAGTTTTGTAGTTCAAAATAAAGCTGTACCTTTGTAACATCGAAATGAGAAACCAACTAAATTTGTTGAACTATTCCGGGATCGGAGAATCGTAATAAACATTACTAGATATGGCAGCAATAGACATTTATAAGTTAGAAGCGTTCTTTTATAAGATTATACGGGAGAGGATTACGGCGTGCAAAACGATAGGCGAGGCTACAATGCTATACGGCTATCCGGATAACTCGAAAATGGTGTTCGATGATTTGCAACGAGAAGAAGAAGCCGGAAAAAAGTTTAAGTATAAAATCCGGGGCTTTATAATTCCACACGCCAAACGTTACGAAACTATTTTCGAACAGGCCAGGCGCGCCGCTTATTCCGACCACGTACAAACTTATCGAACGTCTGACAAATTGAATTTTAAATTTAACGAAAAGATGAAATGGAAAAAGTAGAACTTATCACAGTGGCAGAAGCCGCCCGGTTAGCGGAGTGCACCGAAAACGCAATACGCTACCAGCTCAACGCCGGAAAACTCACGCGGTACGAGAATGGGACGGGCAAAATCAGAGTGAACAAAAATGAGTTATTAGAAACAATTTTTAATTTTAAGAAGAAATGAAAGTAGTAATCGAATTAATTGGAAACGAGAGTGTGAAGGAATTGTTAGCAGCGTCTAACTATTTACGTGAATTGGCAGGCGAAGCCATGCCGGAAGCAACGGAACGTAAAACCGATCTTGACAAGTTAGCGGACGCGGTTGTAGAAGCAACAAAACCGAAAAGCAATTTCGGAACGAAAATTTTGAAAGGCGAAGAAGCACCTAAAACAGTGGCCGAGATGGTAGAATCAGAGCGCGCCAAGACCCGCGCTAAACGTGCCGCGAAGCCCGCACCCGTGGAAGAAGTGAACGACGATGAAGCACCTGCACCAGCAGAAGAGCCTGCACCAGCAGAAGAGCCTGCACCAGCAGAAGAGC